TGAATCTTCTTTTAGTCTTGTTTGAAATATTTCTTTGTACTCCGGTGAGTCCATTAAAGCTTTTGCTTTACGACCAAATCTTACAGATAGCTCTGTGGTGTTAGTTGATTGGATAATTTTTAATTTAGGATTACGACCTACCATCCATGCGGGCAGTAAGTAAGATGCAAACTCAGACTTAGTATGTCTAGGAGCCATGTTGATTATAATACGTTTAGTTTTACCTTCAGCAATATCATTAAATTTTTTTGCAACCTCTTTGTGATGTTTACCTTCAATAAAATCAGGCCAGACATGTTTTACAAAAGACATAAAATCATTTTTAACGGTAGATTGTTTTTTCTTCTCTTGCCACTGGTTCATGAGCAAAGAAAACTGGCGTCTTACGTCTGCAGGTAGTTTATCAAAATTTTTTAATTTATCTTTATCTAAGTTCATTAAGTTTAAAATTTTTGCAAAATTTTTACAGGTTGATTTTGAAAACTTAAAAAGTATTTCATGGATGTCAATGTACAAATCTCGCAATAAATGTCAAATACTGGGACCCCTTTTGTACAAAATCTAAATTAATAAAAAGAAAATTTTTAAATTTTAGGATGCATCTGGGACCACTATTGGTGATCCCAGACTCAGAAAGGTTAAGCCGCCCAACGCTTGAGCGCCTTTGCCTTGATCAAGATTGCAGGACCAACAACAAAGTCATCATATCCAAAAAGATATTTATCTTTTGTAAAAGTTGATCTCCACAATTTCGTTGCCTCTACATTCAAAGGCAAGTTTTTTAACTTGCCTTCTTCGTTTATTATTAAGTAATCACCATTTGGAAAGGTAATTCCCTCAACCATACCACCAACAAACTTTTGAGCCGCTTTTAAATCTGGCTCATGTTTGCTGTCTTCGACAATTTGAAATTTAGCTGTTGATTTTAATTCCATACAGCCTCTACTACTCCGCCGTTTGTTGCTTTGTTTAATGCCTCAAGATATTCGGTCTCAGTCATCTTAAGCACATCAATGCAAAATGTATGTTTATTTGCTTGAAGGCCAGACGTTTGTAAATATCCTGGAACTTGATCTAAAAGTTCTTGACGTCTTGCGCCACCAGGTAAGAACTCTTTTTTAATTGTTTTTGTTTTCATATTTCCTTTCTGTTGATAGGATAATCCTATCAACTTTGTTGATTGTTGTCAACCTCTTTTATTACTTTTGTTGCATATGGTAGACCATGCCAATCTGTTCTAGTTTCTACCTCTACTTCTATCGGTGTTTCAAGAGCCTCTAACCTTGGCGATATTGCAATGACTTGTCGCCAATATTTATAAAAGAACTCGGTGTAACAACCTTGACTACAGAACACAGACCAAACTGAATCTTTGTTATATTGGTTAATTCTAATCTTTCTGGTCCTCAAAACCTTTGAGCCCTTAACACCTCTTATTCTATCTTGTGTGTGTCTTCTATGACATTGTGGTCCATGACACCAATTAAAGTCCTCACTCATTAGTATCTCACTTTCCAACTGCCTTTGGCAGTTCTATATCCCCAAGAATCTAAGTCAAAGTATGTCATTAATTTTGCACCATTTTTAGCAGTCCAAAATCTGCATTTATCGTCCCACGTTGCAGTTCTTGTAATGTGTTTTTTGTCTTTGTTTGAATAGTATGTGATTATAAATGTTTTATCTTTTATCATTTTTGCCTTTCTGTTATGGGATAATCCTATCAAAGATTATCCCATAAGTCAAATTAAAATGCTCAAAATGAACACATTAATTTATGGCTTGATTTTGCATTTGTTGTCTTGCAAATGCAATCTTTTCATCTCTAGTCATGACCTTTTTATCTTCCAAAAGACTTGCTAAATTTTCTGGACTATAAATTGATAAAGCCAAAGAACTACTTTCATTCATCATTGTTTCATTTAAAACAACACCAACTTTATCTGCAAGGGCTTTTGCTTGGTCAAAAAATCTATAAGATTTTAAACCTAATCTTAAAGTTTTCATTTTGCCCTCAACATAAGAGTACATCTGCTCATGCTCTTTGATTACATTATCTGCACTTGCATTATACATCTTAAAAAAGTTCATGGTGTTTTCATCAACTTTGTATTGTCTTGAATGACAATAAGAACTTCCAATCGTCCAAAGTTTAAAATCATTTTCCCACTTGTGGTAGGGCTTTTGGATTGATTGATCTTCGTTAGAAGAATTTTGAAATCCTAAATAAGTATTTACTGCGCTTTCATCTGCATAATATTTTGGATTTCTTTTTGAGTAATCATCATTGATAGACAATTTAAAATCTGGGTTTAACCCTTTTGATTTTAATTCGTCTCGATAATATGCTCTAGCAAAATTTCTGCCCATATCAAACCTCACATGGACTTCATCTTTTGCGTCATACTCTCGACCCTCATCATCAACTTTTGTAATTGGACGTTCAACATAGAAACAATTATCCTCATACAACTCGCCCCCTGCACGATTGTATTTTGAGATCATTCTTCTAATTGTGTCAACGTCTTCTTGTGGTTGATGAAATCTCACAACCTTTTCAATCTGCTCTTTTGCCTTTTCACGCATAAGATCATATTGTTCTTTTGCTTGTACCAATTTGTCTTTTACTTTATCTTCGTAAAAAGACTGAAATTGATCTGCAATTACTTTTCGCTTTTCTGCGTTAAGTGTTAGTCTTTTTTGTTTTTGCATAATGTTATCCTTTCAAAAAAACGTATACACCTACTTGAAATTTTTGTCAATAGGAATATATAGGATTATTTTATTTTTACGTGAAACTGCAGTTTAGAATGATTCTAATTAACGGCCCAAAATGAACACATTAGCTCTTGACTTATATAGGATGATCCTATATACTGGATTTGTCTTTTGGGGCAGCAATACCGATCCAGGTACGCTCGGATGCACCCCCACGACGGTGGGCTCTCACCAGACTCTGATGGAGGGACGCTCGCCCCCAAAGACGCAGCTGTGGCCCATTGGTCTTGGACGTTATGCGCAACAGGATCGCGTTAGGAATAATCCCGGGTGAGACCTACCGGGAGCCACAAGCAGCAAGCTTCAAGCAACAAGCGCTTGACAGGTGAGCTGGGATGGTATAGGATAGATTTTAGAAAGGAATAATTATGAACAAAGAATGGTATGAAAAGAGAATGACTGAAGAGGCTACAGAGCTTAGAAGAGTAGCTGACGCTTTAGAAGAGATCCTGAGACTAGTAAAACAGGATATGGAACGAATGAAGAAATTAAATGACAAAGACTAAAAATAAAACTCTTAGAACTTTGCCAATATATTACACCTTCGATGAGGCCACAGGTAATATCCTGATCGATCTTTATGAGATCGAGCAGGAGGCTATTCGAAGGATGGAAAAGGCCTATCCTAAAAAGAAAGTAGATTCAATTTATGTCACCTGAATTCAAGCCCTGGTGCACCGGTAAACAATTGCCGCTGGGCTTCAATAGTCTTGTCTGGCCTAGGCCAGGCAAGCTTCAAGCAACAAGCCGCAAGCTTCAAGCTGCAAGCAACAAGCGCTTGACAAGCTCACAGGTATAGGATAATAAAGGATTATGAAAACAGAAGAAGCATTAAAAATTATAGGCGGCAGCCTGTCGAAGCCTTCAAAGATGCCGGGCTGGTCAATAGGTTTACCTGCCAAAGAGTGTAAGACAGGCGGCAAGCTTCAAGCTGTGCCGGGCTCAGTGTGTTATGATTGTTATGCGCTCAAAGGCTGTTATGTTTTCAAGGTCGTGCAGGATGCACAATACAGGCGGCTGGCCGCCATCAAGAACCCGCTATGGGTTGGTGCAATGGCTCACCTGATCAACAGCAAGAAGCCGGATGTATTTAGATGGCACGACAGCGGCGACGTACAGGACGAAGAGCATCTTTTAAAAATTTACGCAGTGTGCAGGTTGACACCTGGCAAGCGTCACTGGTTACCGACCCGGGAGGCCTGGATCAAAGCCTTTCTTCCTGAGTGTCCCGGTAATCTGGTTATAAGATTCAGTGCGCCTATGGTGAACCAAGCGGCGCCAGCTTCATGGCCTAACAGCTCAGAGGTAGTAACCGAAGGCGGCAATTGTCCCAGTTCGAAACAGGGCAATCAATGTTTAGATTGCAGAGCGTGCTGGGATCCTGCTATAAAGACAATACAATATAAAGCTCATTGATATGTTTAGACACCCAAGTTATTATAAGAATTTGCGCAAGCTAGCGCGCAATAGTGAGCTTCACGTAAGGCCCATGTCAGGCAGTGAAGCTTGCGACACGGACCAGGCAATTAGCCCAATGAGCGACGGCTCTCCACGAAGGCGTTCGCCTGGTCCGAGCTCCAAGCCACAAGCTGCAAGCGTCAAGCAACAAGCTGCAAGCGTCAAGCACCAAGCTCCTGAAGACTGTTGATGCAAGCTTCAAGCCCCAAGCTGCAAGCGTCAAGCTCCAAGCCGCAAGCTACAAGCTCCCGGATTCTTTTTCCCTGATAAAGTTTTACAGAGACAGGAGTCAGGGTCTTTACTAAGATAAATGTATTGTTAGGATGTTTTACATGAAATGCAATTTGATGTGGAGAGAAGCGAACTTTGTTTGTCTTTGTTACTTTTAATTCTATAGTGAGAAAGTGGCCATTACTATTATAGACCAATAGATCAGGAGTACCCCAT